CAACCTGTCAAACCAGCGCCTGTCAGTGAGGCAGAACTTGAAACATTGGCTGCGGCTAGAGAGGCTGAGATAGGCACACCGCGTGAGGTGCCATCGCCATCAGCGGCGCAACTAGAGGCTGGGCTGGTTAAAGGCCCGGTCAACACCCGCTTTTATGATGATGATGGTCTGGCGGCTACAATACAAGCCACAGCAAAAGCCGTGGATGACGGCGCACTCATTGCAATAAAACCAAGAACTATTGGCGAGATTTACGATGCTGCCATAGAGGCTGGCACTCCAAAAGAAAATTTGGACGCTATATTTGGTGGCCAGCCAATGTCCACCCCCATTGGCAATGATCAACTCAACCAGCGTATGGCCGGCCTCGTTTTGCTTGAAAGGGCAAGCGCGGAAAGGGTTGATGAGTATTTGCGGCTGGCGGCAAGAAATGAACTTGACGATGCCGGCAAGCTAGAGGCCCGGGAAGCTATTGCGCAGCACAATGTTATAATGGCAGAACTTGCTGGCGCAAAAACTGACATAGCGCGTTCAATGAATGTGTTTAAGGGGATCCAAGGCCAACGCGCTGGTGTGAGCATCAATGAAATGCGTGCCGCGCTTGATAACCTTGGTGGTGACGATCAACTGCGTTTGCTGGCTGAGACATACAACAGCACAAACAGCAAGGCCGCACGCAACGCTTTGCTGCGTAACAGCGTCAGGCGCAAGGCTTATGAATCTATGGTCTATATGGCGCAGTCGGTCATGCTGAACGATTACACCACCCATATGTACAACGCCGCCGGCAACGCACTGATGCAGTTCTTAGATGTGCCTGAACGTATGGGCGCAGTTGCTGTAGCGCCTTTGCGAAAGGGGCTTGAGGCGCTTGTTGGTAAGGCCAACCCAGATCAATACTATGGTGCAGATATCTATGCGCGGCTGTCTGGCATTCGCAATGGATTGGTCGATGGTTGGGGCATGATGGGCCGCAAGTTTGTGGAGGCTGGCGCGGCGAAGGATGCGCCACGCGATCCGCTGCGTGCAGAATATTGGGCGGGTGCGCCTTACAGAATACCGTTCACCAAGCAAATTAGGGAGTTCCCTGATCTTACAGACACCGCACTTGGCAAAGCATTTAATGGGATGGGGCTTGTTTACAGCCTGCCATTTAGAGCGCTTGGTGCCGCCGATGAGTTTTTTGCCGGGGTTGCCCAGCGGGTGCAGTTGCATGAAGAGGCTGCGCGTCTTGGCGGTGAGGTGTTTGACCAAACATTTGCAGATCTGATCGCACGCGGCGCAGAAGAAAAAACGGCTCACGCGCAAGCTATAGAAGCTGGCCAACGTGCCGTGCAAAAATTATTGTCTGAGCGCCCGGCAGATGTCGAGGCGTCTGTTCAGGCTTGGCGCAAGCAAGCCACGTTGCAGGACGATCTCGACAGAGAACTGCCTATGGCTGGCATCTATGCCGGCGCAAACAAACTGATGAACAAATGGTACATCAAGCCGCTTGCGCCGTTTTCCAAAACCTTAACAAACATTGCCAATGAGGGCGCGGCTAGATCTGGGCCGCTTGCGTTGTTGTCTGCGCGTTTTTGGAGTGACTGGCAAAAGGGTGGGCGTCATCGTGATCTAGCTATTAGCCGGCTTGCGCTTGGTGGCGCTATGATATGGGCAGGCTATGAGGTAGCAGGGCGGGGCAGGGTCACAGGCGCTGGCCCCGGCGACACAGGCCAGAGAAACGATTTGAAAAGCAGGGGCTGGCGCGAGTTCTCGCTCCGGGTTGGAAAGGATGAGGTTCCATCCGATCTTGTGTCGCAGCTTAGAGAAATCATCGGCGAGGAAAATTTTGGTGACGGCACTGGCGAGGACTTTGGCGACAGCTACTTTATCCCGCTCAATCGCCTTGAGCCGGCAAACATGCCCTTTTTGATGGGCGCTGCTATTGCTGATGCAGTTAAGTATGACGGCTACGATCCAGATAACACAATGTTTGACACTGCATTTAGCGCTGGTATGGCTGGTGTTTCTGAATACGCCACATCTATACCGACAATGCAAACATTCTCAGAGATGATGGCAATTGCCGGATACAGGCAAGAGACAGCCGGCGATCGTGGCATGAAAATATGGAATGCTTTTGTGAAGCGGTATTCCAGCTTTTACATCAATGCCATCCCGATTGCCGGCATGAGTAACAGCACGATGGCATCGCGCATTGAGAGGGCCATTGATCCGACCGTCAGAGATGTCGGCGTGGGTGATGAGTATCATCCGGCATTGGCTGGCTTTGGTGAGGCTATGAATAGATGGCGCTCTCGCATCCCATACTATTCGACCGGGTTGCCGGCGAAGCTGGACAAGTGGGGCAATGAAATCGGCATGTCAGAAAACTCTGCTTGGATCCCGCTCACCGTATCAAAGGGTGAGAGCAATGAGGTGCTTGAGTTTTTGGATGCTATTCAATACTCGCCGCCAGAAGTGCCACGCGCCATTGATGGCGTCAAAATACCATCAGATATTAAAAAGCGGTTTGCTGAATTGTACTCAAAACAAATTATGATTGATGGCATGAGCCTCGAAGAGAACATCAAGTCAACTATGGGCGAAATGATGGAAGAGTACAAAGTGGAAGGCATATATGGCAGTGATGTGCCTATAGGCGACATGCGTTCAATGGTCGCTAACATAGTTGGCCAATACCGCAAGATTGCAAAGGCGCGAATGTTTGGGGCTATCCAAGAAGATCCGATGAACCCCGGAAGATATGAGTATTCACTGACGCCAGAAGATCTGTCGGATTATGGCCTCGATGATATGCGGATTGAGTTCCCTGCATTTGCCGAAATGCTGGCAATTGCAAAAAACAAAAAGAGATACCCAAGGCTGGCGGCTCCAGCTAAACCCACCTTACAAGGGATCTTGGATTAGTGTATAATGCACACAACAAAATGAGGCACAGAGATGGCTGACTACAACATTAATGCAATCACGCGCCGGGTCGTGTTCACTGGTTCAGCCGGGCTTGGGCCATACGCCTTCACGTTTGAGGTGTTGGACGAGAACGATGTTGCGGTGTATTTCAACACCACGCTGCTGACGCTGACCACAGACTACACTGTGACGATCAACGCCAATGGCACCGGCTCAGTGACGATTGTGACCGGCAGTTCTGTACCATCAACGCCAACTGCGTCTGACAGCATCATCATCGTTGGCGCACGCGACATCGAGCGCGTAACCGACTTTGTGACAGCGGGTGATCTGCTGGCATCCAGCCTCAATGAGCAGCTTGATGCGCTCACCATCTTTGATCAGCAGCTTGCCGAAGAGAATGCCAGGACGCTGCGTGCGCCTGTTTACGACCCGGCCCTTGTGGCTGATGGCGGCACGCTGGACATGACACTGCCTGCCAAGGCGGCGCGTGCTGGTAAGTACCTCCAGTTTAACAGCACCACCGGCAACCCAGAGGCCGGGCCTGACAGCACCGATGTGACGGCGTTGGCTGACATCGCCACCGATATTGCTACGCTGGCAGACATCGAGGACGGCACCGATGCGACTGATGCCATTCAGACAGTGGCCGGGATCTCAGCCAACGTCACGACAGTCGCTGGCATCGCATCAAACGTCAGCACAGTGGCTGGCATCCAAGCGGATGTGACGGCTGTTGCTGGCGATGCCACTGACATCGGAACCGTTGCCACCAACATTGCGTCTGTCAACACAGTGGCTGGCAACATCAGTGAGGTTGTTGCTGTTGCCAACGATCTGAATGAAGCGGTGTCCGAGGTTGAGACGGTAGCCAACGATCTCAATGAGGCGGTATCGGAGATTGAGACGGTTGCGGCCAGCATCGCCAATGTCGATACGGTTGGCACCAACATTGCCAACGTCAACACCGTGGCTGGCAATAACGCCAACGTCACAACGGTTGCTGGTATCAGCGCAAACGTCACAACCGTGGCCGGGATCTCTGGCAACGTGACTACGGTTGCTGGCATCAGCGGCGATGTTACTACGGTTGCGGCTGATGGCACTGACATCGGCACAGTAGCTGGCGCAATCAGCAATGTTAACACTGTCGCTGGCATCTCAGGCAACGTGACAACCGTTGCTGGGATTAGCGGCAATGTTACGACAGTTGCGGGGATTAGTTCTGATGTGACGGCTGTCGCAGCAGATGCGACTGACATTGGTACGGTAGCCACTAACCTTACTGGCACTGACACCATCGGCACTGTGGCTACCAACATTGCAAACGTAAACTCAGTTGGCGGTTCAATCTCTAATGTCAACACCGTTGCGACTAACATCTCATCGGTCAACGACTTTGCTGACAAGTATCGTATTGGCGCATCTGACCCAACAGTGGACAACGATGAAGGTGATTTGTTCTACAATACCACCACAGACACGTTGAAGGTGTACACTGGTGCTGCTTGGGAGCAGGGTGTAACGGCTGGCTCTGGCTTCTTGCCCACAACTGGCGGCACGATGACAGGCGACATCAATTTCGGCGACAACGACAAGGCCGTTTTTGGTGCTGGGTCTGACTTGCAGATTTATCACGATAGTGCAAATGCTAATAGTTACATTCAAGATGCTGGGACAGGTCAGCTAAGATTAGAAGCTGATAGTGTTGCAATTACAAACACTGGACATACAGAATATGTTGCTTTGTTTAATGAAAACGCAGATGTAAAACTTTATTACGATGGCTCAGAAAAACTCGCCACCAGTGCCACTGGCGCGGTCATCACCGGAGTGCTGACTGCGGATGGGTTGACTATAAGCACAGACGGTTACAGACAATTACTACTTACATATCCTGACGCGTTTACATCAAAGTTACAAATAGGCTTTTCTAACTTTTATGTGCAAGGTTCTGTGACAACCGATGAACTTACTATAGCAAACAATTCGAGCGGTCAGACTAAATTTATAAACCAGAGCAAAACATCACTTCTTATTGATAACTCTAACGATGTGTCGCTGTATGATTCAACAGGCACAACACAAGGTTTCTTCTGGGATGCCTCGACACAGCGGCTTGGGCTGGGAACTACGAGTCCCTCCAGTTATGGGCGTCTCGCAGTGATGACACCGACAGCTAACTACGGCTTTTTTGGCGTTGACAATTCTGTTGGCGGCGGCGGCGGTATCAACCTTGCGGCTTACTACGGCACAACAAAAATAAGCTACATCGACACTACGTTGGAAGATGGCACTCCCGCTTCGGAAGACACAAGAATTACGTTTGCTACAATTAACAATGGAACACTGGCTGAAAAAGTCCGCATCACATCGGATGGCTCGGTGGGCATCGGCACTGCGAGTCCTAGTGATAAGCTACACGTTGAAGGCGACATCCGTGTAAATAATGCGATTGAAAGCCCAAACAACCTCAACCTTGAAGCTGAAAATGGCGCATTGCGATTTTACACAGGGTCAGGTAGCCCTAGCGAAAGGGCGAGGCTGGATTCGTCAGGGAATTTCTTGCACGGCAAAACATCTGCAAACTATCGCTCAGATGGAGTGGAACTAAACTCAAACAACAAACTGTACTTATCAAATACCAGCGACAGCTGTTCAAATATGAACCGTGAGGGTACAGACGGTACTGTTTTGGCGTTTAGTAAAGCTGGGGCTACGGTTGGAATAATAAGCATCACCACATCCGGCACCACCTACAACACCACCTCCGACCTACGCCTCAAGGAAAACATCGAACCGCTAGTCGCTACCGACAAGCTGATGGCGATGAACCCAGTGTCGTACAACTGGAAGGCTGACCCTGACGGCCCACGTTCTATGGGCTTTATTGCACAAGAGATGCAAGAGGTAATGCCAGAGGCCGTGGCTGCTGGCGATGATGAAGATGCGATGATGTCTATGGACTACGGACGCATTACGCCGATATTGGTGTCTGCGTTGCAGGATGCACATCGTAAGATTGAACAACTGGAACAGCGTATTGCTGATATGGAGGCTAAATAATGTCTAGCTTTGGACCTAACCATCATGCGGCTGGCTCGTGGGCAAATATAAATGGCGGCACATCCGCATTTAGAGATAGCTTTAATACATCTTCACTGACAGACCACGGCACAGGAGATTTTAGCGTAAACTTTTCGACTAACTTCTCAAACGCCCTCCATTCATCAAGTGGGCTGGCAAATCAAAACCAGTCGACAAACTACAATAGAAATGTCTCTGGCGTAAGCGCACTAAGTTCAAGTTATATAAGAACTAGGTCTTGCTATTCCCCCACAGGAGGGCTTGGAGATTGGGAAAGCATACAGATAATAACCCACGGTGACATCTAATGCACTTGCTTGGCCGCATAACAAAGGCAAAGCAAAGCCTTCAACCACACCAGACAGAGTATGCTGTTGTGTATGAGGACGTTGATATGGACTGCTGTGCTGTTATGCACCCTGACCCACACGCTATGTCTGCGCTAATGGCTGGTGGTGTATTCCCGCCTGTCTGGGTTTATTGGGAACTGGCAAAAGATGAGGCACAACCTGATTTCAACCGGCACACTAGAGGCTATCTGTTGCACGACACGCCAAGAGAAGGGCCAAAGACAGAACGTGAAGCCCTGTTGTATTTGATTATGAAGGATGTGCCACAACATATCTGGCGTAACTATGAGACTAGCAACAGCGTCAAGATGAAGATTTGCAAACGTAAACAACTGCCAGACAGAGAGTTCCGAAACGCTTGGAGAATAGCGGCATGATAACACATATCGTAGATAAAGACGGCAATGAGATTGATGCCGCCAACGCAACGGTGCCAAGCGGTAGGCACTTTCGCAATGCTTGGGCTTTGGATGGCACGGTCATTTCTGAGGATTTGACTGCGGCTAAAGCTATTTTTGCTGACAAAGTGCGTGAAGCTAGAGCGCCATTGCTTGAGGCTTTGGATGCTGACTACATGAAAGCACTAGAGGCAAATGCAGATACGGCGCAGATTGTAGCCGACAAACAGGCGTTGCGTGATGCGCCTACTGCTGGTGACAGCGCAACAACCATCACTGAACTGAAGGCGGCTTGGCCTTCATGCTGTGGCACTAGCCCATACGAGGAGTAGAAAATGGCAAACACATATGCTTGGGATTTCCCAACACTTGACACAGCCCCCACCGAAGGTGCTTTGTCAGACGTAATCAAAACTATTCACTGGCGCATAACTGCTGTCAGTGACAGTGAAACAGACGCTGAAGGCAATGCCTTGTCAACATCAACATACGGCACAGCAAGTGCTGGTGAAGCTAATGCAGATAACTTTGTAGCATTTGACAGTGTTACAAAAGACTGGTGCAAAGAAAAGGTGCTGGCTTCATTGGGCAAGACAGAGGCAGAGATGCAAGCGATGCTTGACACAAAGATTAACGAGATGGCAAATCCACCTATCGTGGGCAAAGTACCTGCTGGGTGGTAAGCAATGGAAATGTCCGGCCTCATAGATTTGCTCATTGGACTAGTCATTGCTGGCGGTGGCTGGTGGGTCAACCGTATGGCTGATGAACAAAAGAGGCTGGAGATTTTATTGAACAGAACCCGCGAGGATTACGCCACAAAGTTTGAACTGCGTGAGGATATGCGTGACGTTATGGAGGCGTTGAACCGTTTGGATGCCAAGCTAGATAAGCTAATGAGCCGCCAATAATGTGGTTCATGCTTTCCTACTTTTTGTGTTCGTGGGTCTTGCCGAGGACCAACGCCTTGTCAGCAACGACCTCTACTTTCGGAGCCTCGCCGATTGTGTCTGGTACGCTCAGACATTGCACAAACAAGGCTCAACCATAACCGCCTACTGCCTGCCGAAGCTGGTGCCGGAAGGAACACGCATTTATGATTGATCCTATCTCTGCCGCCGCAACAGCATCAGCCGCCTTCACCACAATCCAACGAGGCTTTCAGGTCGCACGGTCTATCGAGGAGATGGCTGGTGATTTGTCACGCTGGATGGGTGCGCTGTCTGACTTAGAACAGGCAGAGAAGGAAGCCAAGAACCCGCCCATATTTAAGAAGCTGTTTGCTGGACAGTCTGTCGAGGCGCAGGCAATGGAGGCGTTTGCCGCCAAGAACAAGGCCGAAGAGCAACGCGCCCAACTGAAGCAGTACATACAATATAGTTACGGCCAAAGCAAATGGGATGAGCTTGTTAAGATGGAAGGCTCTATCCGCAAGCAGAGGCAGGAAACTATCTACAAACAGCGCGAGAGACGCCGCAAGTTTTTGGAGATCGTGGCAATCATACTGCTGGTTGTCTCTGGTGTGGGCGGCCTTATACTGCTGGCAATGTGGCTGAAGGGGATGCAGTAGCATTGTCAACAAGGACCGGGCTGGCTGGTGAGTTCATCGTTTGCTCATCGATCCTGCGACTAGATGGTGACTGGAAGGTTGTCCACACGCCGCAGGACAAGATCGATATACTGGCGTTCAACGATGAAGGCATGTTCCTGCGTGTACAGGTTAAGACTAGCACGCTTAAAACAGACAAGCCGGGGCATCGGCCCTTTTATCACTTTCAAAATGGCAGCGGCTGCAAGAACAAATCCCTGCCCACTATTAAGGAAATGGACATTGTGGCACACTGTTTTTTGGATGAGCGAACGGTTGCCTATTACGCCACCGAACAGGTGCGCCAGTACAGCCAGCGGCGTCCGATGCACTACGCCTCTGCGCCGGGCTTTGAGCAGGACACTTGGGATAAGGCGCTGCAAATTGTGCAAGACAGGATGAGATGATGGATAAAGACAGATTACGCGCTGAGATAGCCGCTGATGAGGGGTGTCGGCATGAGATCTATCTCGACCATCTGGGCCTACCAACGCACGGCATAGGGCATTTGATCCGCGAACATGAGCCGGAACACGGCCAACCAGTAGGCACGCCGGTCAGCGATGAGCGGGTGCGTCAATGCTTTGCGCTCGACATTGCCGTCACACTTGAGGATTGCCTGCGGCTGTTCCCAGACTTTGCGGATCTGCCATTAGAGGCACAGCTAGTGATAGCCAATATGTGCTTCAACCTTGGCTATCCCCGGCTGTCCAAGTTCAAGAATTTTCGGGCTGCGGTTGAAGAGCGCGACTGGATCAAAGCCGCAGATGAGATGGTCGATAGCCGCTGGCACGATCAGGTGCCGAACCGGGCAAAGCGGCTGGTCAAAAGAATACGAGATCTGGCAGAGGAGCAATTATAATGATTAGTATACTGGCAAAGATCCTTGGATCTGGTGACGTTATCAAGCAAGGCATGAGCCTCATCGATGACATGCACACCAGCACAGAGGAAGAGGTCGCGATTAAGTCCAAGGCCAAGACAGATTTGCTTGCGGCCTATGCGCCGTTCAAGCTGGCCCAGCGTTATCTGGCGCTGATGTTTGCATTCACCTTCCTGCTGTGCTTTGCGATCACGTTGGGCATGACGCTGGCAGGCAAGGGTGACATCGAAGGCGTGAAGGCGATCCTTGGTGATTTCTGGATTGGAGAAATCATGCTGATCATCGTGGGCTTTTACTTTGGCGGCGGCCTTGCCGAGAGTGTAAAGTCCAAGAAATAAAAAGACCCCCGGCGCGGGGCCGGGGGCAGTTGTCGGTGGGAGGTGTTGGTTTTATTCCAACGGCAATAATTCTATCGCCCGGTTGCTGATGCGTCTAGCCCCGCCCCGCTCGATCAAGCCGGTCAATTGCATCTGGATCGTGGTCTGGCCCTTCCCCATAAAGCGACCTAATTCCCGCGTGGACGGCGTGTAGCCGTATTCCCGCTGGAATATACTGATCGCATCCCAGATGCGCCTCTGTGCCTCTGTAAACGCCATTAATCCAGTTCCTTGATTTGCAGGGTCTTGGATCTAACTGTGCGCTCCGGCTTGGCCGGGGTCAGCTTTTCGGGCTGCGCACGATATGTGCGGCTTGGCCACTTAACCAGCACCCGGCGGTTGCCGACCATCGCCTCAACCTCTTCAGACCGGCCCATCCTGTCCATAAGGAATGATGTGAACTCAGCGATGTCCTCTTCGGCGTTGGCCTTTTGCTTGAGCGCGTGCATCAGGCAGTCAATGGCTGTCGCCTCATCGCCTGCGCCATCATCCCAGTACAGCCGGTCATCGATGCCGGTCGGATAGGCAGCGATGCCATCCTCCGGCGATGTCACTGGATACATCTCACCAGTCTTGCGGCGTTCCTCGAAGTCTTGGATGGCCAGCACGATGCGTTGCTGTATGGCCGGATCGGCTTTGTAGAGGAACAGGCGCAACTCAGTGCCACGATACAGCACCGCGATGACCCCGGCTTTGAGGCCAGTACACATCATCTGGGCCTGCAACTGCAAAGGACCGCGATGTGCGGCTGGCGGGTTCTCCGGCATGACGCTGGTATTCTTCGCTTCCAGCAGGATCTCGCCGGTCAGGTCGATCATGTCACCACCCTGCGGCGTGTAGATGCCGTTGGCTGGATCAGACGCCCACTTGCGATTGCCCTTGGCAGATCCATCGAGACTGGCCGCAAGCGGCAGTGTCGGATGCTGGAACGCGGCGGGGAAGCTGGTGCGCAGATCTTTGAGGCCGAGGCGTTCAGCCGCAACGGTCAGGATCTGCTCTTCCAGCGTGTCGCCCCAGAACATCGGTTCGTTCTGCGGGATGCGGGTTGGTGTGCCTCCCCGGTCGATGTCGATCATCTCAGCCAGCAGTTCGTTGCGGGTCTGATACGGTGATGCGTTCAGTAGAACCGGGATGCGGCTGGCTGAAAGCTGGTCATCTCTAGTCAGTTTGCCAACCATTATATCAGTCCTCTCTCTTGCATTTGTCCTTTGATGAGCATGACGATCTGGCAGTCATCTCCATCCAAAAAATGTTTTTCCAAATATTCGATTTCCTCTTTTGTTGGCAAAACATCTTCGACATATCTGATTGCAAAAAACTCCATCGCAGAGATTTTAATATCATTGTGCCAAGCCTCAAACTCTGACACCAATACATGATTTCTATTGTTACTCATTATACAGTCTCCCATTTGTTAGATTTACGCAGATTTTCTTCAGCCGTGATTATCTGCAAATTCCACGGCACATGCAGACCACAAACATTTTCGCCTTTAAGTGGCACGATGTGGTCAACGTGATACTTAATAAATCCAGCATCCTTGTTCATTTGACGAGACTTCCTGTAGAGCCTCATTATCGATGGACGCAGAGACTTACATATAGGCCTTATGCTTTCTCCCCTGCTTTTGACACCATTTGCCTTTTCGTAAGCCCTCATATAATCAATTATTTTTGCTTTATTTTTTAGATAATATTCGCGCTTATACTTTTGGCGCTTGGCCTTGTTTTTTATTCGGTCTAACCTCGCGCACTCAACGCAAGTAAAAGAACAAGAATAGCGAAGTGTGTGACCATATTTACACGGTTTGCCGTGGTGCTTTGCCCCTTTTTCTTTTGCCATCTCCCGCGCTTTTTTTGTTAGACCCACATCACAAGCGGCGCACACTTTTCTTTTTGTGTGTCGCTTATCTATGTGACCCCGCTTGCAAGGCTTGCCAGTGAAATAGTGCGACAAACCTTGCTCAACCGCCTCTTGGCGCGTAATAATCTCCATCACACTGCTCCCCCAAAGCGAGCCATCAAGGCCCAGACGTTCCAATCCTCAGTCACAAGGCTTGTCCCGAATACGATGACCAAGCCGGTCAGGATAATCATGCCAATTGCATCGATTATGTTTTCACGCATCACTTGTCTCCTCTATGCGTTGATGATGTTGCGCACGCTGGCGGCGTACCATTTGCCGCCGAGTGCAGTTGGAATGCCAGCATCATTCAGTTTGCTGGCGATGGCGCGGAGTGAGGCACCAGCCTCACGCAGCGCCGCGATGATAGGCATTGCCTGCGTGGCAGCGGCCTGCTGCTTTTCGCGGCGTACTGCGCCAGAGGCAAAGCCGCCAGCGCGTGGGTTGGGTGAGCCAAGTTTGACGCCACGCGCCTTGGCGGCGGCGAGAGCGTCCTTGGTGCGCTTGCTGATCTCTTCGCGCTCGTGCTGTGCGAATACGGCGCGGATGCCGAACTCCAGCGTGCCAGCATTGGGCATGTCAGCGGCAACGATCTCAACACCGGCTTTGCGCAGCGACATCAGGAATGCGGCGTCACGCGACAAGCGGTCGATCTTGGCAATCAGGATGGAAGCGCCGGTCTCGCGGCACAATGCAAGCGCGGCATCAAGCTGTGGCCGGGCATCGTTCTTGCCGCTCTCGACCTCAGTGAAGCTGTGCAGGATGTCGTCAGCATACGGCGCGACAAGCTGCTGCTGCGCCTCAAGGCCAAGGCCGGATTGGCCCTGACGCTTGGTTGAGACGCGATAGTAAGCAACGTATTTGGTCATGACTGTCTCCCGGTTGGGGCGGGGCCGTTAAGCCGCCGCCTTTTGCTCGTTAATGATCTCTGCGCAGTTGCAAATGATGACGCGATAACACGCTGCGTTGATTGACCATTTTGGGATGCCGCCATCAAGGTTGAGGCCTCTTGAGATATCGTGGTCATTAAGCAAGGTTTCTGCGTAGTAACGAGAAACAAACTGACCTAGAACACGGCCATCAACGTCTTTCTCAAAATTATATTCAGCGTCATAAAACTCAATCATTGGTTCAATGTCATCGTGAACCAGACACATATCACGGCCATACCTGTCACCTTGAAACACAACGCGAACTGTCCAATCGAGGTTTGTTTCGAGATCAGTAATTGTAAAAACGCTTGTCATCGGTGTCTCCCTTTGATGATTAACTCATATGAACTATATAATACATCAACCATTGTGGTACAAGGGTGGTTGTCTACTTTTTTTTGGAAAAAATGCAATGGCCCCTAGCAAACAGGTACATTTTCGACTGAGATCAAGCACTTACGATATGTTGCGGCACTGTCTAGCTACATCTGCACACCGCTCAATGGCGGCGTTGGCTGATGAGATACTTGAGCAGGAACTGTCTAGGCGCATCAATAGTGGTCAGGACCGGGCGGCTGAGACAATGCGCTCGTTGGTGCGGCGCGATGGTTAACGGTCGCCAAAAAGGGGCCAGTTTCGAGCGCCAGATCGCATCGATGTTGAACGATGAGTTTTCGCCGCACATCACGTTCAAACGCAATATCCTGCAATACCAGACTAAGGGGCTGGATGATCTGACGCCTAGTGAGCCGTTCCCTTTTCGGTTGGAATTGAAGCGTTACAAAAATTCAGTGGACCCAAAGTGGTGGGACCAGATCTGCGAGACTTGCCGGTCTGCGCATAATACAAATGACGCATTCCCGGCGCTGATCTGGAAGCTGGATCGCCAGCCGATCAATGTGCGCATCCCGATTGAGGCGCTGGTCGTGCTTGGCCGGGATGATGCGGCTACGCATGATGCCTATGACTGGCGCTACACCGCCACGCTGTCGTGGGATGACTGGGTTATGGTGTGCAGGGAGTTGCTGTGATGTATGAAACAATCCTCGCCTTTTGCTTCGCGATCAACATTGGTGGGCAACCGACAAACCCCTGCTGGATGGGCAAGGAAGAGACGCGGTTCAGCACCATCGAGGAATGCGAGTTCTATGCTGAACGGCGCGAGGCTTATGTGGCGCAGGACATTGCGGTGAATTATGACGTGCCGCCAGTGGTCAGCGTGCAGTGTGGCCCGGTACAGGGGCGCGGATCTTGAGCAGACCACAGTATGAAAGCCAGCTAGACCGGCAGAATGAGCAGATCGTGGCCACAGCCCTCCAAGGGCTGGGGTACGACCTGGTCAAGCTGCCGCCACATTACCGGCTGGATTATGTGCTGATGCAGGATGGTCGGCCCAAGGCATTTGTCGAGGTGAAAGCCCGGACCTTTAACATGCAGAAATATCCGACAGCGCTGGTCAACTTGCACAAAGTGATAGCAGCGCGTCAGCTATCGTTTGAGACAGACTTGCCCAGCTATATGGTGGTGCTATATAAGGACGCCCTTGCGCGGATCAGCTTCGCGGAGGACTTTGAATTGGGGTTTTTGGCCAATGGTCGCAGTGATCGGGATGACCCGATGGATCGTGATCTGGTGTGCCATTTCCCAATAAGCCGGTTCACAATCGTGAACCAACGTTAAAACGCTAAAACGTCAAAGAGGTAAACAGACGATGCTTAGTTATCAATCAGCCGGAAGCGGCAACGGCGGCGGGGATCGCACCCCAATCCTGAAATTCTCAGCCAAGGACGGCAGCTTCATTGCTGTCGATCGGCAGCAAGTGGATGGCCAGTGGACATCTCACGAGCAGGAACTGGAGGCACCGATCAAGGTGGCGATGGATCTGGCTGAGATCGAAATGGGTTGGATGCACTTTAATCCAGCGCCGGATTTCCATATGGCCAAGTCTGGGCAACAGCGCCCAGAAAAGCCGACACCTGACCACAAGTGGGGCTTTCGCGTGCGCCTCACCAATAAAGAGATGGGCCTGCGTGAACTGTCCAGCAGCAGCCGCAACGTGTATGAGCGGATGCTGGCGCTGTATCAGGCGTATGAGGCTGGCAAGGCCCAGAACCCGGGCAAGGTGCCAGTCGTGGACATCACCGGCACAGAGCGCGTGACGCAGACGCTGAACGATGGCCAGACCCAAACGTGGCGTGTGCCGCAGTGGACGCTGTCGGGCTGGACTGATCGCCCGGCGTCTTTTGACGGCGCACCAGCACAAGAACCCGCACCGGCGCCGGTCGCGCCGCCAGCCTCAATTCCTCCGAGCGAGGCAGCGGCAGGCGCAGACCTGTTCTGATGCGGGAGGGGCGGCGGGGATTTCTCCCGCCTCGCCGCCCCGCCTACATTGGGAGAACCGGGAGAGTAAGAACAGATGACAAATTTATCAGCATACATAGAACAGGTGGCGCGGCATTATCTGGGGGAGCCAAACGCCAAGCTGTCGAAAGGCACCGAACTTCGCTTCGGCAATTTTGGCAGTACGTCGGTGGATCTCAGAAAGGGCACGTTCTTCGATCACGAGAAAGGCGTTGGCGGCGGCGTGATTGATCTCGTGCGCCTGCATGAGCCGGTCAGCATGAATGGCAGATTGCCGGATATTCTGGAGACCAAGTTCGGCATCCCGAAGCAGACGCAGACAAAGCTGCAACCGAGCCGGTTCCTCGCCAAGCGATACAGCTACGTCAATGCTGACGGCGAGGTGGTGTTCGAGGTTGAGCGGTATGAGCCAAAGACATTCAGACAGCGCCGCCCTGATGGCAAGGGAGGATGGCTGTACAATATGGATGGCGTCCAAGCGGTGCCGTACAATCTGCCGAAGATGATGGAGAAGCCAGACGCGGCGGTATTCATCGTGGAAGGTGAGAAATGCGCCGACAGGTTGTCAAAGCACGGCCTGATCGCCACCACAAATCACGGCGGCTCAAAGAATTGGAAGCCGGACCTCAACCAGTATTTTGCTGGCCGCAAGGTGGTGCTGATCCCTGACAACGATGAGGCGGGGCAAAAGCACGCCGATGTGGTGCAGAGCCAGCTATGGGGCGTTGCAGCGGCCATCAAGCGCGTGGATCTGCCGGGATTGCCTGACAAGGGCGATATCGTGGATTGGCTGCTTGCTGGCAATAAGGTGGAGGACTTGCAGGCACTGGTGAAGGCGACACCGCCACTAGCGGTGGAGCCGGAGCCAGCACAGCCGGAAGAGGCGCAAGACATATATCCGCTGTATGACGAGGCGTACCTGATGGCGATGCCGCCGGTCGAGTGGATGATAGACGGCGTGCTGACCAAGCACGGCTTCACGGTGATGTATGGCGCACCCGGTACAGGTAAGTCGTTCATCGCCATTGATATGGCGCTCTGCATGACGCACGGCCTGTTGTGGCACGGCAGGGAAACAAGCGCCGGGGCCGTGCTGTACATAGCCGGGGAAGGCGTATCCGGCCTTGGCAAGCGCGTCAAGGCGTGGAAGCAGCACAATGAGGTGGACGGCACCGGCTCACTCAGGGTGCTGCCAGTGGCGGTCGATATGATGGATCAGGAAAGCGTGGAAAAGCTGCTGCGCACGATCGACAGCCTGAACACAGAGTTTAGCTGTCTGGTGATCGACACAGTGGCGCGAAGCATGACCGGGGAAGAGAACAGCGCCACCGACATGAGCGCCTTCATACGCGGCTGTGACGCCATCAAGCATCACACCGGCTGTGGCCTGCTGGCGATACATCACGCTGGCAAGGACGCATCACGCGGCATCAATAGCATGCGGGGATCGTCAGCGCTGGCTGGTGCCGCCGATACGGTGCTGGCGGTAGGCAAGTCGGAGAGCATCGTGACGCTATCGATGGAAAAGCAAAAAGACGCAGATCCGATGGATAGAATCACGTTTGAGATGGTGCCGATCGCACTGCTGGAGGACAGCAGCGTGGTGCTGCGGCCTATCGAGGCACAAGGCGCAACCAAGAAGCAGAACCTGTCGCCGAGGCAGTATCATGCGCTGCAAGCACTGCGAAACACGCTAATCAAGGTGGGTGTGGATGCGGTCGGAACCGGGCTTTGGCATGACGCACATAAGGTAAAATCGCCCGATCTTACGCCGCAACAGCGCAAAGATGCGCGTCAGGGGCTGCAAGACAAGGGTGTGGTGACTGTGCATGAGGGCAAAGTGTGGATAAACAAGGACATAGGGGAAAATGTAAGATGACCATCTTACGCAAATCTTACGTTCATCGCAGGGTGGGTGGGGTGTGATGATCCCTAGGATCACACCCTACCATCGCACCCTACCTTTTAAGGGTACATTTTAATGGCTAAACGACCAAAAAAACCGAACAAGACTTACTATGCGCCTAGTCAACTGGCGATGCGCCGGATGCAAGATGCGCTGGTCAAGTATGATGAGGCAGTGACCAAGCTGGAAGCGAAATGGGGCGTGGACCGATTGCCGTGGCTAGTCGGGCATGAACTGCGGGAGCGGTTTGATGCGCAGATGGACAAGCTGAACAAGGCCATCGATGATCAGGCCGATGTCGAGCATCAGGTGGATGTGACGATGAGAGGGCTGACGCTGCTGGAGCAGAAGGCCATCGAGGCAGGACATCAGCCGCTGACCGGCGAGTATTGGGAAGCGCCGATGCCGAACGGCAAGGTGCTGGCAATCGTGCGCACCGGCTATGAGGTGGGCAAGGTCAAACGTGAGAACAGGGAAATGGTGGTGTGCAGTGTCGAAGAGGTGGCAAAGATGGTGCAGGCTTATATGGAGCAGGCACCAGCGGTGGAGAAGGCAAAGGATCTGTGGCCGGGCGCAACCGTTGAGAAGATCAAAACAGCAACCGAGAAGGAACTGAATGATGAAATCCCTTTCTGAAGATAAGCGGCCTTGGTCTGTTGTGCCGATGCGTGCATTCGGGGATAGGACGCTGAAGGAACGCGAACTGCGGGTGCTGGGAGCGCTGTCAGCCTTTGCAAACAGGGCTGGCGTGTGTTGGCCCAGCATGTTCACGCTGTGCGATGTGACGGCCTACAAAGAGCGGCAGACGATACATGACGCGATCAAGGTGCTGAAGCAAAAGCGATACATCCGGCAGTTGCGGCCCAAGGATTACCAAGAGACGGCAAGCGGCTGGAAGAGCAATCGCTATCAGGTGCTGTGGGATGGTGACGAGCCGCTGCCCACGCGGGAAGAGATAGACATCGCCAAGCCACTACAGCCTGTGCGTGACCAAGATGGCGATGGGCAGGAAGAAACAGGGGGTCTGGGGGATTTGCAATCACCCTCTCATCACCCCGATCAGCCGCGACCCGGCGACCCAAAGTTAACCGGAATTCAGTTAACAGCCGATGAGATCTGCAACGCCTACATCGTGGCCGTGCAGCAGGCGACCGGGCAGGCGCGGCTGTACGCCAATGAGATAGCACACGCGCGGCGGCTGGCTGACGCTGGCCACGGTGCGGCTGACGTAAAGGCGGCAACGCTTAACGTATGCGACCAAGCGCTGGAGCGCCGGGCAGGGGTTCCATCGCTGGCAGACGTAGCGAGGGCGATGAGTGTATAACGAGCAAACCGACATTTGCAGGATTACAGGCTGGGAAAGGTCGCCTGTTTCTGCCGGCTGGGCAAAAGACGACCCCTTGCCCCCGGCCCCTTCCTACATATCGATAGGGGTCTCACACAAAATTTTGGAGGGTTTTGACGCATGACCGAACACACCGAAGATGAGCGCCCACTGTTGCGCAAGGATACCATTTATCGCCAGATTGCGGCGCATACTTGGGTTGATATCGACAAGCTATCTGTGCATATCGAGCGCACAAGGGATGGCGTCCGGGTGGAGATCTGGCCTATAGTGGATGAGGGCAGCCGCCAGCCATTGGCGCGTGCCTTTGCGCCGTTTGATGCAGTGAAGCTGCCACGCCTGCGCAATCGGCTGATTACGAGGGTGCGACACTTGGGGCCGGACGATGATTGAGAAGGGTGACGGCATCATGCAGCGGCGAATGGACGCCGGTCGCTGCCCGAACTGCAACACTGCGACTTTGGTGGTGCGGCGCATCACTGAGTTACATGCGGAGTATCAATGCGGCATCTGCCGGTTGAAGATCAAGGATTACAAGGGAGATGGCAATGAAGCCGGAAATCACGATGGATAGGTTTGATCTGCTGGATGCAGCCAAGGAGGCTGTCAGGGATCGCGGCGAGGAATATGGGTCGCCGTGGGAAAACCACGAGCGGATCGCGGTTATGTGGTCTGCGATTATGGGCGTGGAGTTTGAGCCGGAGCAAGTCGCGCTGTGTCTTGCGGCTATGAAGATTGCCCGGTTGTCGTATAATCGGGATCATCAGGATAGCTGGAAGGACTTGGCTGGCTATGCCGCAGTAGGATCGGAGTGCTTGCATGAGCGAGAAAACGCCAACGATTAGGAGCCAGCGTGCGGCTTTGTCGTCTCAGGACGACAGCCGCCGCGAGGCTGTTGTGCAGGAGTTGGAGGCCATAGCGGCTGGTGAGGCGACTGATGTCATCCAGTGGGATGATATGGGCCGGGTCACGCTGACGCCGAGTGATCAGTTGTCGGAGCGTGCCAAGCGATCTGTCAAAAAGGTGAAGGTCACGCCCAACCAGTTTGGCAACACGATCGAGGTTGAGATGCACGACAAGCTGTCGGCGTTGCGGCTCTTGGCGAAGCATCGCGGGTTGTTGGAACCAAACAGTGACAGCCAGCGTCCAAGTATGATCGGCATCAACATAACCGGGCCGACTGCAAAGATTGTTGAGATTGAGGGTGACGATGGCTGACGTTATATCGATGAAGGAATATTTGAGTATCCGATTTTTTTCTGAGGATGTGGTTTGTGGCCATTGTGAGTGTGACACCCGGGGCCGTGTTTATGATAGTGGTGAGGCGGTGTTGTGCAGTGAATGCGGTGGTCCGCTCATCACGATTGGCCCGGCTGAGTACACTGGTTTCACGATTGTTACGTTTTCGCCGGAGGAGTAATGGCTAGATCACCCAGAGCGACAGATCGGTCGCCACGCAGACGCAAGCAGCCCACGACTGAGGCGCTTGCTGGTTTGAACTTGAACTTTTCGGAAAGCCCAACGGTATGGCAGTTTTTACAGGACGACAGCTTTGTGCGTGGCTTGATGGGGCCGGTCGGCTCTGGCAAGACGTTTGCCTCGCTTGCCGAGGTGATGTTGAGGGCGGTGAAGCAGGAGCCATCGCCGATCGATGGGATCAGATATACCAGATTTGCCGTGATACGAAACAGCTACCCGGAATTGCGGACCACCACGATCAAGACTTGGCAGGAGATCTTCCCGGAGAATGTTTGGGGTCCGATGCGGTGGTCGCCGCCGATCACGCATCACATCAAGCTGCCACCGCGTGATGGCGTTGCGGGGATTGACTGCGAGGTGATTTTTCTGGCGTTGGACCAACCCCGGGATGTTCGAAAATTGCTCAGTCTTGAATTATCGGGGGGCTTCATTGACGAAGCGCGTGAGTTGCCAAAAGCGGTGGTTGACGGCCTGACATCGCGTGTTGGCCGTTATCCGACAAAGGCGAATGGCGGCTGCACTTGGCGCGGCGTCTGGATGTCCACCAACCCGATGGACAGCGATCACTGGTGGCCGAACCTTGCGGAGAAAAACCCGATTAAGGGCAAATACCCTTGGAAGTTTTACAAGCAGCCCGGCGGCGTGGTTGAAGGCACTGCCGAGCATGAGGACGCGATCTTTGCGGCTGAGAAATGGTGGATCAACAACCCACTGGCTGAGAACGTCAACAATCTGCCGCCCGGCTATTATGAGCAGCAGTTGGCTGGCAAGTCGATTGATTGGATCCAGTGCTATGCCGGTGCGCAGTATGTGTATGTGCAGGATGGCAAGCCGGTCTGGCCGGAGTTTTCTGACAGCGTGATGTCAACCGATGTTGAGATTGAGCCGGGCTGGCCGGTGCATATCGGGCTTGACTTTGGTTTGACGCCTGCCGCTGTGTTTGGCCAGAAAATGCAAAACGGTCGCTGGAATGTGGTGCATGAGTTGGTTGCGTTTGATATGGGTTTGGAGCGGTTCTGCCATCACTTGATTGCGGACATCCAGCAGCATTTCCCGAAATGCGATGTGCTGGTGTGGGGCGACCCGGCTGGTGTTAAGCGGGATGAGATCTTCGAGGTCACGGCGTTTGAGCATCTGCGCACGCTTGGTTTGCACGCCCGGCCAACCCAAAGCAATGATTTTATGGTGCGCCGCGAGGCTGGTGCTATGCCGATGAACCGCATGATTGACGGCAAGCCAGGGTTGTATGTCAGCAACAAATGCACGCGCACACGCAAGGCATTGGCTGGCGGCTATCATTTCAAGCGGGTTGCGGTCGGATCTGGGCATGAGCGGTTCAGGGATGCGCCGAATAAGAACGAACACTCGCATGTGGGTGATGCGTTTGGCTATCTGATGCTTGGTGCCGGTGAGGTGCGCAGCCTGACGCGGAACAGCCAGTTCAGCCAGCAGTTCAAGCAGTTGACGGCGAATGCTGATTTCAGTGTGTTCTGATGTGGCGTGACATACTGACCAGCCCGGACATCACGATTGTGCCGTTTCATTGGGGCCATCCATACACGGCCAATCTGCGTGAGTTCGATCTGGCGTATTTCACTGATCTGCCAAATTACCGCGATGTGCTAAAAGCGTATCAGGCGGCTGGCACCGCATATACGGCTATGGTGGGTGGCAAGGTTGCCTGTTGCTTCGGTTATCAGATCTTGTGGCCCGGCGTTGCCGAAGCGTGGATGCTGACATCCGACCAGATCAATACCAGAGCGGTATCGCTGACCCGCTCCGCTGGTAGGTATTTTGACCACATAGCTACCAAAGAGGGACTGAAGCGGTTGCAAATCACGGTAAATGTCCGACACCGCCTTGCTGTGAGGTGGGCCATTGCGTTACAATTCACGCAAGAGGGGCGTCTGCGCCGGTATGGGCCTGACGGCTCCGATCATATTATGTTTGCGAGGTATTACTGATGGGTGGATTGCTCAAAACGCCAAGAGAGCCACAGCCAGATCCTGAGATTACTGCGGCGCAGGAACGCACAGAGGCGCGTCTGGCCGAAGAAGAGCGCACAAAACTAAAGCAGATTGCGGCCCGGCGGCGTGCCAGACAAGCAGGCGGCCAGCGTTTGCTGCTGTCGTCAATACGCGAGGATGCCGAAAAGGGCATTCAGGAAACACTAGGATAGGGGTGCAGGCATGAGATATGGCGGTTACAGCGGTGGTCGTGGTGAAAGAGGGCGCGGTGCGCCTGCTAGTCGGGGGCCAAGCCGAGCCGAACAGCGGAGCCGTGACGCAGCGTCTGTACGAGATCGTGGCGGTGAGGGCGAACAGCAAATGGTGCCATCGCTGTCTTTGGCAATAGCCAGAGCGATTGGTGCAAATATCGGCGAAAGAGTGCGTGAGGGCATTGCCAGCCGGATTGAGGCCGGTGGCACGCCTGTTCGCGAAGGCGGCATCATCATCGGCGTTGAAACAGACGGCACATATTTCGGTCGCCCTAGAGCGGCTGATGTCAGAACCACAGGTGACGGCGAAGGCCGTGCTGCTGCACCGTCCGCGCAGATGGGCGCGGCGGCTCCGCAGCCCGAACAGCCAGCCGCCAAGACAGTGCGCCGCTCAAAGCTGGTGCAACAGATCGAAGAGGAAAACCGCCGCCGCCGTTTGGCTGGTATGCGCAGGCTTGGATCGCGCACATTGCTGAGTGGCGACCGGCTTACGGCTGACACATTGGGGGCCGCGTAATGCCACTGATGAAGGGCTACGGCAAAAAAACCGTCAAGCGCAACATTGAGATGCTGATGCGCGAAGGTCGTCCGCAAAAGCAAGCTGTTGCTATCGCAATGTCAAAGGCTGGGAAAAAGAAAAATGGAAAATAAGAAAAAAGAGGTTTGGGATAAAAAGCGGCCAAAGGATCTGGGCAAGCCGAAGGGTTTGTCGCCAGCACAAAAGCGGTCAGCTATGCGTGCCGCTGCCAAGGCTGGCCGTCCATATCCAAACCTGATTGACAACATGAGGGCTGCTCGTGGCTAGTCCAGCTTGGCAACGCAAAGAGGGCAAGAACCCAAAGGGTGGCTTGAACGAGGCCGGGCGGCGTTCTGCCAAGGCCGAAGGCATGAACCTAAAACGCCCTGTAAAAAGCGGGGATAACCCCCGCCGGGCGAGTTTCTTGGCGCGTATGGGCAACATGCCCGGACCTGAATACAAGGACGGCGAACCCACGCGCCTGACCTTGTCGCTGCGCGCTTGGGGCGCTAGCTCCAAGGCTGACGCGCGCAAAAAGTCAAAGGGGATTAGCAAGAGAAACGAGGCGAAGGCATGAGGTACAGTGTTGAGCAGATCCTGAAGCGGCACGATGCCGCGCAGCGGCGCAAGGACAATTGGCGGCAGATCTATGAAGATTGCTATGAGTTTGGCCTGCCGCAGCGCAATCTGTATGATGGCTATTACGAGGGTGGCGGTTCACCCGGCCAGAACAAGATGGTGCGCGTGTTCGACAGCACCGCCATCAATGCGGTGCAGCGCTTTGCCAATCGCATCCAGTCTGGCCTGTTTCCACCGTATGCGCCTTGGTGCCGGTTGGAGCCGGGGCCGGAGATCCCGGAAGATCGCCGCCTAGAGGCGCAAGCCGCGCTGGATCTGTACTCAAACACGATGTTTTCAGTGTTGCGCCAGTCCAATTTTGATCTGGCTATGGGCGAGTTCCTGCTTGATCTGGCGGTCGGTACGGCTGTCATGCTTGTGCAGCCCGGTGATGAATTGACGCCAATCCGCTTTACAGCGGTGCCGCAGTATCTGGTCAGCATCGAAGAGGGTGCGCACGGCAAGGTCGATAATGTGTATCGCCGGATGCGGCTGAAGGGTGAGGCCATCACCCAGCATTGGATGGATGCCGAGATCCCCGATCGCTTGCAGCGCATGATTGATGAAAAGCCGACTGAAGAGATCGACCTGATCGAAGCTACGCTGTACGACCCAGAGCGCGGCGAATACTGCTATCATGTGATCTGGGCCGAGGGCAAAGCAGAATTGCTGCATCGCTACATGAAATCCAGCCCTTGGATCGTGGCGCGTTACATGAAAGTTGCCGGTGAGGTGTATGGCCGGGGGCCGCTGGTCACAGCGATCCCTGACGTTAAAACGCTGAACAAGACGCTGGAGTTGCTGCTGAAGAATGCCAGCTTGTCGATTGCCGGTGTTTACACAGCGGCAGATGACGGCGTTCTGAACCCGCAGACGATCCGCATTGCGCCGGGTGCCATTATCCCGGTCGCACGCAATGGCGGCCCGAATGGTGAAAGTCTGCGTCAGATGCCACGTTCCGGCGACTTTAACGTGAGCCAGATTGTGATCAATGATCTGCGCATGAACATCAAAAAGATCCTGCTGGACGACACGCTGCCGCCTGACAATATGTCGGCCCGGTCTGCCACCGAGATTGCCGAGCGCATGAAGGAACTGGCCCAGAACCTTGGGTCTGCTTTTGGTCGCCTGATCACCGAAACTATGGTGCCGCTGGTTGCACGCATCCTGTATGTGATGGATGAGCAGGGTCTGATTGAGATGCCATTGCGCGTCAATGGCCTTGAGGTCAAGGTCACGCCGGTCAGCCCGATTGCCCAGGCGCAAAATATGGGCGACATCGAGAAGATCATGCAGTGGGTGCAGATGTCTGCGGCGCTTGGCCCAGAGGGCCAGATGGCCGTCAAGACCGGCAGCATCTCCGATTATGTGGCTGACAAGATGGGCATTCCGGCAGATCTGCGCACTACGCCACAAGAACGTCAGCAGATGATGGAACAAGCAATGCAGGCGGCACAGATGCAGGCACAAGCCGAGCAGGGGCCGCCGCCAGAAGGTGAGATGGTATGATTGTAGAGGGATGGGAAGGTCTGCAAGCGGTAGACCCGAAGATTGCAGAAAAGCAGCAAGTCGACAAGGATGACATTGATCGGCTTTATCTGCGCGTGTTCGCCAGTGACGATGGGGCAAAGCTGCTCACCCATCTGCGGTCACTGACGATAGAGCAGCCGACTTGGTATCCCGGTGAGGATGCAAGCCACGGTTTTGCTCGTGAGGGCCAGAACAGTCTGGTCAGAGAAATCGAGCGGCGTATCAAAAGAGCGAGAAACCTATGAGTGAAACTGAGGGGTTGTTGGCCGAAGCCCAGATTGAGGGTGACGATAACCAGCAGCAAGCAGATGAAACAATCTCACACATGCAACCAGACGCAGAGGCAGTTAATGCTGAGGCTCTGGCAACAGAAGAGGACGGCGATGCCAGACCAGAATGGTTGCCCGAAAAATTTAACACTGCGGAAGATCTGGCAAATGCTTATTCGGAATTGCAGAAAAAGTTTTCGCAGGGCAAGCACAAGGCTCCAGATGAGTATGATCAGTCTGTCTTTACACAAGCTGGCATTCCAGAGGACGATGAACTCTATTCAACCTATCGTGATTGGGCGAAAGATAACGGCATCAGCCAAGATGCTTTTGACCAATTGGCTGGTAAGTTTATTGAATTGGCTGGTTCTGAGGCTGAACAAGCTGAGATCAGCTATCAGGAAGAGTACAAGAAACTAGGTGCCAATGCCGATGCGACTATCAAGTCGATGACGCAGTGGGCGCAAAGTCTTGTCAATAAAGGTGTTTGGGGTCAGGACGACTTTGAAGAGTTCAAGATTATGGGCGGCACTGCCCAAGGCATCAAGGCTCTACAAAAGATCCGATCTTACTACGGCGACAGGCCGATACCAATTGACGTTGGCCCGGTTGACGGTGCGCCATCCAAGGATGAGTTGCAGTCAATGATTAGCAAGCCGGAATACCAAAGTGATCCGGCATATCGCGCCAAGGTTGAGCGAATGTTTGAACAGGTGTATGGCACCGAACAATACAGCGCCGTATAAACCTAAAGCGGGGGTCATTTACAGCCCCCGCTTTTTTTCATATAATCCCCTTGACAGACAATCGTTTTTCGACCTGTTCGACCCGCTTGGGGGCGAAGCGTAATCGCCCAAGCCGCAGCCCGGAAGGATACCTGTTTGGCGTCAATCGTGTTTTAACTTTTACAAAGGAACAGGAAAATGGCAGTAGGCATTTCCAATGCTTTTGTACAGTTGTTCGATGCCGAGGTAAAGCAGGCATACCAAGCTGCTCGTCAGCTTGCCGGTGTAACTCGCGAGCGTACAAATGTCGAAGGCAATCAGGTCAAGTTCCCGAAGATCGGGAAGGGAACCGCAACAGTCCGCGTACCGCAGACTGACGTAACTCCGCTGAACGTGACGTACTCACAAGTCACAGCCACAATGAGCGACTACATTGCTGCGGAATATAGCGATATCTTCAACCAGCAGAAAGTCAACTTTGACGAGCGCCGTGAGCTTGTCCAAGTTGTCGGTAATGCCATTGGTCGCCGGATGGACCAGCTTGTTATTGACGCGCTCAATGCAGCTTCTTCACCGTCAACCGTTGCAACAAGTGTTGGTGGCGCAGGTACAAACATGAACCTTGCCAAGCTGCTTGCAGCCAAGAAGGCTCTGGATACCAAGAACGTGCCATCTGAAGGCCGCTGCATGATCATTCATGCCAATGGCCTGTCAGCATTGCTTGATGAGACTGAACTGACCAGCAGCGATTTCGCTACTGTTAAGGCTCTCTCAACTGGTGAGATTGACACTTTCCTTGGCTTCAAGTTCATCACCCTTGGCGATCGTGACGAAGGTGGTCTGCCGCTCCCATCAACCCGCACTTGCTTTGCGTTCCACCGCGATGCAATCGGTCTGGGCATCGGCATGAACCAGAAGTCTGAAATCAACTACGTTCCTGAAAAGACATCGTTCCTCGTGTCCTCAATGTTCTCCGCTGGCGCGGTTGCCATTGACGATGATGGCATTGTCAAGATTTCAGCGACTGAATAGGAAGGAGTGTAAACAATGGCTTTCTCTTCAGCAGGATGGAACGTGATTGGCGCAGCCAAGTCTGGCAATGCTCCAAGCATGTACACTTACACATCAGCAGACGCAATCGCGACTGTGAACACATCTGGTTATTTCAATGACCTGTCAGACACAGTGGCAGTCGGCGATGTGATCTTTGTTCACGACAGCGCGACACCAACAATGTCAATCGTTGTTGTTCTGTCAAACGCCTCTGGTGTTGTCGATGTGTCAGACGGCACGACAGTGTCTGTCGCTGACGCCGACTAATCATAGCGGGGCCGGGCAACCGGCCCCCTTTCCCTTTTTTGGAGTTACGCGATGGCGGCTGGTGATACCAAACTATCAATTTGTTCTGATGCTCTCATCATGCTTGGCGCGGCTCCGCTCTCATCATTTGCCACCGGCACCGATGAGGCACAGGTCGCTGACCGCCTTTATGACGATGTGCGCGACACACTGCTTATGCAGTACCCCTACAGTTGGACGTTGAAAAAGGTGAAGCTGGCCCAGCTTGCTGACACGCCTATCAACGAGTGGAAATACAAATACCAGATCCCCGGTGATGTGCTTGGCAACCCAAAGGCTGTTTTCAGTTCTGGCAGTGTTGGCGCAAATACTGTGCGTGACTTTGAGATCTATGCAGGCGGCTTGTACACAAATCTTGAAGAGGTTTGGATTGATTACCAGTACCGCCCAGAACCAGCCATCTTCCCGCCATATTTTGTGCGCCTGTTAAAGATGGCGCTGGCCGCTGAGTTTGCCGAGCCAATTACCGACCAGATTACCAAGGCCGATTATTACCACGGCAAGGCATACGGTTCGCCATCAGAAAACATGCGCGGCGGTTTGGTGCGCGTTGCCATCAACATTGATGCCGCTGGCCAGCCAACCCAGAACATCCAAGAGTTCCCCATTGCTGACATAAGGTACTAGCATGAGCCGCATCATTCAGATCCAGAATGACTTTACCAGCGGCGAACTAGATCCGAAGCTGCGTGCGCGTACTGACATTGCGCAGTACAAGTCTGGCCTGACAACAGCACGCAATGTCAGCATCCAGCCGCAGGGCGGTGCAAAGCGCCGGGATGGCACCAAATACATCGCCGCGCTGGATAGCGGTGCAGGCACTGCTGTGCGGATGGTGCCATTTGAGTTTAGTGTGAATGACAGCTACATGCTGGTCTTTACGCCGGGCAAAATGTATGTGTTCAAGAACGGCGCACAGATTACCGACATCAATGGCAGTGGCAACGATTATCTGACGGTTGCCAGCCTGACCAGCGCAATCCTGCCTCAAATGAATTGGGTGCAGTCTGCCGACACCGTGATTGTCGTGCATGAGGATCTTGCGCCCACGAAGATTGTGCGCGGCGCGACAGATGCCGACTGGACAGCCAGCGTCATTGAGTTCGATCATGTTCCCTTGTATGCATTTGAACTAGATTTCCACAATCCGCAATTCACTATTACGCCATCAGCAATAAGCGGCAACATCACGATCACCGCGTCATCGGTAACAAGTGACACAGGCACAGCGCAAGCTGGCGGGGCCAACACAATTACATTGAAGGCGGCGTCTAGCTTTACGCTCGATGATGAGCCAAATGGCATGTTTATTGAGATTACGTCTGGCACCGGCTCTGGGCAAAAGCGGCATGTTGAGGACTATGTTGCGTCAACAAAAGTTGCGA